TCTTTAAGTAGAAAGGAGAAACGTAACAATAAACGACTTTCTAATAAAAGAATTAGAAAAAATAAACTATTAAACATGGAGTAATATGGTAAATCAAGCACTAGCGAATGAGTTTGCAGAACATTTAGGTTTTTCGGGTTATGGTGGAGAAGTACGAGTAGCAGGAAGAACTCTTGTTATGACTACGGATGGGGTTGGGACAAAGTTATTAGTAGCAGAACATTTTGGTAAATATGACACTATAGGCATAGATTTAGTGGCTATGTGTGCAAATGATTTACTTTGTTGTGGTGCAAAACCTCTTGCCTTTATGGACTACTATGCTACAGGAGACTTAGATTTAAATAAAAGTAAAGAAATATTAGTAGGAATAAATAAAGGTTGTGAGATAGCGGGCTGTACTTTAACGGGAGGAGAAACTGCTCAATTAAATCCCATGTTCAAAAAGAAACATTGGTTTGATTTAGCAGGATTTATGATTGGAGTGCAGAAAAAACCTCCTACTCCGCACTATATAAATACTGGAGACTATTTAGTAGGTATTCCTAGTAGTGGAGTTCATAGTAATGGATTTACTGATCTAAGAATGGGAACAAGTTCATGGGATATGGATTGGATGATTCCTACTCGTATTTATACTAAAGAGATACTTAATAATATAAATTATATTAAGGCTTGTGCTCATATAACGGGTGGAGGAGTACATGGAAACTTGCCTAGAGTTTTGGGCGGGAAGAAGTATGATGTCGATTTAACACTTGGTCCTTGGTGGAAAGAATTAAGAGGAATATTAGGAATGACACTGGATGAATTCGAAGCGATTTTTAACTGTGGCTGGGGAATGATAATAGTGACTGCATCTCCTAATAAACTGAATATTAATGATGCGAAAGTGATAGGAAGAATCTTATGACAAAATGTTATAAAACAGTACAAGCCGAATTAACTGATCTTAATTGGGATGGAGACCATGAAGCCCCTTCTCCAGTAGAAAAGAGTGAAGAGTATCTAAAAAATATTATTCATTATAGTCAATTATTATTGGATTTACAGCATGACGAAAAAAAGAATAAAGAAGAAAGAACACGAGAATTTAACTCCGGCAAATATCGAAAAAGTGAAAGCTCTTTTAAATCCTTGCCCGAGTTCTGTCAAGAACAAGCCTATAACAAAGCGGGAAGCCTGTAATATATTAAACATAGCCTATAATACTAATAGGCTAAGTAGTATTATCGAAGAGCATGACGAGCAAAAAGCATATACTAAAAAACGCAAAGCAGGTTTACGTGGTCGTCTTGCGAGTAATGAGGAAATTGCTACAGCAGTCACAGGCTTTTTAGAAGGCGATAATTTTACTGATATATCAAGAAGACTTTTCCGTTCAGTTGGTTTTGTACGTGCAATTCTTGAAAAAGTTGGAGTACCCGAAAGACCTGCGAACAAGGGAGAGAGAAGTATTCAGCATTACTTTCCTGATGAATGTGTGTCTATGGATTTTAAACCAGGGGAAATTGCGTGGTCATCTATATATCATAGCACAGTTACAGTTACAAAGCAACTTAATAATATTGACTATGAGAGTACCTACGGGTGCCCTTGTTATAGTGTATATGTGACTCAAAAATTAGATGATGAAGATGAATTATTTTCTAGAACGGGTGGGTTTTATGCGTATACTCCCGCCTATGAGTTAGGAAAGCTGGAACATTTAACTAAATATGGAGTAGTTTTAGAGAGGTTGTAAAAAATGTGTTGATAGAGTCGACATATAATCGGAATATGTTTAAAAATTAGATAAAATTAAGCAAATGAAACAAAAATGTTTCTTAAAATGTACAATGTATATTATATGAAACAAAAAATAAGCATCGGAAAAATACTTCTTGACGCATAGCTAAAAATTGCGTATAATAATTATATAAAAACTTAACAAAAGGAAAAGAAAATGGCTTGGACAGATGAGTCAAAAGATGTAGCAGTAACTATGTATGAAGATATGCAACCAACTCCTGAAAACAGCATGGAGTGTGTTAAGCAAATCGCAAATGAACTAAGTGAATCCCCTAATGGTGTTCGTATGATTTTGACCAAAGCGGGTGTTTATGTTAAAAAAGCAGTAACAAAATCAACATCAAGTACGGGTGGAAGTACTCGTGTTTCTAAAGTGGCCTCTCAAGAAACTCTTATTGCAGCAATTACTGATGCAGGTAAAGTAGTTGATGAAGAGATTATATCTAAATTAACAGGAAAAGCTGCACAATATTTTACTACCCTTCTTTCCGAAGAAGTATAGTAACTAAACCCTGCTAAGCTTGCTTAGTGGGGTATTTTTGTACCCACAAAAAACACCTTGTATTAGTAGCATCACAATAAAGATTGCTGAAATACTAACCAAGGAGTGAATAGTGAAAAAGCAAGAACTGGCACAGTTAGTGCATGACTATGGGGATGCCATAATCACTTACAGAAGTGAGCATTCTAAAAAGTTAAAATATAACGTATGTACTCTAGACTTTAGTACCCCTTATATACAAGGAAAAAAGAATCGAGCAAAAGAGACTAGTGACACACTACTCTTCTTTTGCTGGGATACTGATTCTTATAGGTTGTTAAGACCAATGAATGTGTCTAGTGTAGTTCCTCTATCTTCCGTATTGAAAAATGATAGGAGACTATAATGGATCTATATAAAGCTCCAGAAGCCTACTCGCGTGTAATTCACTATGACGAAGTTAAAGAACAACAAGTACGACTCACTATTAATACATTTAAAGGAATAGAATATATACATCTTCGAAAGTATTACATGGATTTTGATGAAGAGTGGAGACCTACTCCAGAAGGAATAGCAATGCCTTTAGATTTAAGCAATTCTAAAGAACTTTTTATAGGTTTATTAGAGATACTATCATTAGCTGAATCAAAAGAAATGATAGAAGAACATTTTTCAGATATTATTAAGGATTTATATAAATAGTTCTTGACAATTCTCCTAAAAGCGCGTATAATAGTTCTAAATTAATGAGAAATCAATATGCGTGAATTTTTAGTAAAAGCCTCAAAAGCCTATTACGAAGGAACGCCTATTATATCTGATGCAGAGTTTGATATTTTAGCAAAAGAAATGGGTTTTAATGAGGTAGGTTATACAGATTTAGAGTATGAATTTGAACACTTATATCCTATGTATAGCCTGCAAAAAGCTTTTGTAGGAGACAAACATTCCCCTATACCAGACTCACTGGATACAATAGTTACTCCTAAACTGGATGGCGCTGCAGTATCTTTAGGGTATTATGATGGAGAACTAGTATTAGCACTTACTAGAGGAGATGGAAAAAAGGGTAGAAATATTGCTAGTAAAATGCAACATTTAATACCTACTAAAATTCCTAACAAAGGAATAGTACAAATCACAGGGGAAGTAGTTGCTAAAAAATCTATTCCCAATGCTAGAAATTATGCTGCGGGTGCTCTAAATTTAAAATCTCAAGAGGAGTTTAAGCAAAGAGAAGTTAGATTTATAGCTTATGATGTTCAGCCAAAAACAACACAATATTGGTCTACTAGTTTAGCTGAATTAGTTTATTTTGATACTGTTTTAGATTCAAATTGGGAAGATTATCCTCAAGATGGAGTAGTTTTTCGAGTTGATTCTGTAGCAGAATTTGAAGAGCTAGGATATACCGCGCATCATCCCCGTGGTGCTTTTGCCCTGAAAGAAAAAGCAACGGGAGTAGAAACCACTCTTTTAGATGTTATTTGGCAAACAGGAAAGAGTGGAGTAATTAGCCCTGTAGCAATCTTAGATCCAATTAAAATTGGTGCTGCGGTTATTACTAAAGCAACATTACATAATATAGAGTATATAAGAGAATTAAATTTAGAAATAGGGTGTCGCGTAGAGGTTATACGTTCTGGAGAGATTATACCTCGCGTTGTAAAGCGTGTGGGTTAATTCCTACCTATAGAAAAATAGTTCTTGACAATAAGCCTAAATCTGCGTATAATACTTATTCAATTTCAGAAGAATTTAAATGACCATAATCAAAGCTCCGACAAACTGCCCTTCATGTGGTTCGGTCCTAGAAGAGGTCAATTATCTTTTGTATTGTAGAAACGCATCTTGTGGAGGCAAGGTATCAAAACAAATAGAGCATTTTGCAAAAACTCTAAAAATCAAGGGTCTAGGGCCAGCTACTATTGCTAAACTAGATATTGTTTCTTTAGAAGAACTTTATGCCCTATCGTGTGAAGAAATCACAATTTGTCTTAATTCAGATCGCTTAGCGATAAAATTAATAGATGAATTAAAGAAATCCAAAGATGCATCACTGAATGTGCTATTACCAGCTTTTAGTATTCCGCTAATAGGTAAAACAGCTTCAGCAAAAATATCAAAGGTCTGTATGAGTATTGAAGAAATAGACTATGATATTTGTAGAGAAGCTGGTTTAGGAGATAAAGCTTCTAAAAACCTATGTGATTGGATAGAGAATGAATTTTATCAGCTGAATAATTTACCATTTAGTTTCAAGTTTGAGCGACCTCAGACACCCCCCAAAGCAACTATTGGAGTTGTTTGTATAAGTGGTAAACTTACCTCTTATAAAAATAAGTCCGAGGCTACACAAGTTCTATTAGGGCTTGGATATGGGGTTAAGCCGAGCTTAACAAAGGATGTCACAATCCTGGTAAACGAAAGCGGTATAGAATCCGCTAAAACTAAGAAAGCCAGAGATTCTGGCGTTCAAATCCTAACTAACCTTTTAGAATTAACTGGAGAATAAAATTATGTCCTTACCTAAATGGACCGATGAGCGAACAACTCATCTAACTGACTTTGTCGGTGACGAAAGTCCCGTATCTCAAGCTACTGTAGCTGAAGCCGCTACTGTCCTTGAAACCTCTACTCGTTCCATCTCAAGCAAATTGCGTAAGATGGGCTTCGATGTAGAATTAGCTTCTGCTAATAACACCCGAGCATTTAGTGATGCTCAAGAAGCAACTCTTGCAGCTTTTGTCTCTGACAATAGCGGTGAATACACTTATGCTGAAATTGCAGACCATTTTGAAAATAATGCTTTTACAGCTAAATCAATTCAAGGAAAAATCCTTTCCATGGAACTGACTGGGCATGTTAAACCTGCCCCTAAAATAGAAGCTGTACGCACGTACTCTCCTTCTGAAGAAGTCATTTTTGTAAATATGGTACATGCGGGTGCTTTCGTTGAAGCTATTGCTACTAAGCTTGGACGAACTGTTAACTCAATACGTGGTAAAGCTCTTAGCTTGTTACGTTCTGGAGACATTGACGCTATCCCACGTCAGGAAACAACTAAAGGCGCTTCCAAGGAAGATCCCTTGGCAGAAATGTCTAACATTGGTGACCTGACTGTTGAAGCGATTGCTGAGTCAATCGGTAAAACACCGCGCGGTGTTAAAACTATGCTAACTCGCAGAGGTTTAACTGCTGCCGATTATGATGGTGCGGCTAAAAGTGCAAAAGCAGCTGCATCTGCTTAAAATAATTAAGTAGTTGTTTTTAAAACAGGCTCTTCGGGGTCTGTTTTATTATTATTCATGGATCGGGAGAATCTGAGTGAACATCGCTAGTGCACTGATAAAGCAGGTGCTTTCACACCAAGACTTTGAGACTTGGAGTGTTACGTACAAGCATTATTTGCCAAGTGAATATCACAGTCTTTATAATGTTATTGAAAAGCACTGTGAAACTAACCACAAGATGCCAACGATTGATGAATTAAAGTTTGAGATTCGTGATTCAAGTACGAGAGAAAAATTATACGCTGTAGAAGCTCTTGAAGTTACTACAGATGCATATATGCTTCTTGAGTACTTGAAAAATGAATATGCTCAAAAAGAAATTCTGGACTCGCTAGAGGATTATGTTGAGAACTCTGTTGCATTTGAAAATGCACAAGAGTCAGTAAATCACCTACACCAAATCGTCTTAGACGTAGAGGAAAGGGTGGATCTTCAAGACCCACAGGAAAGTATGCAACGTATTGACCTGTTCGAGCCAGAGGAAGAAATAGCCAAGTACATACCTCTTGGCCTCAATACTGATTATGACCGTGACATTCAATTCTCTCCTAGAGATTTGGTTATGATTGGTGGTAAACGAGGGGCCGGTAAGTCGGTTATATGTGCAAACATTGCTAATAATGTTTACGCTTCTGGAAAGTCTGCTCTCTATTTCACTATTGAAATGGACAGCAGGTCTGTCCTACAGCGTTGTTGTTCTATAGCTACCGATGTTTCTTTTTCACGTCTTCGTACCAAAAATCTTGGTATAGTGGAATGGGAGAAAGTAGCAAGTTGGTGGGCTAATCGTTTTGTTTCGGGACAAGACCGCTTGAAAGAATATAAAGAACACCGTGATTTTGAGAAGTTTCATACTAAACTGAAAACTGGCGAGCTCCTCCCGACTCAACAGTTAGACGTTATCTATGATCCTTCTCTTACTTTATCCAAGATTCGGGCAGAGCTTGATAAAAAGGTCAAGCCCTTGAATGTTGGAGTTATCATTGTAGACTATATAAATCAAGTAAAGCGGTCAAGTCTTCCTAATAGAGGGGGTCAGTATGACTGGACAGAACAAATAGAAGTTTCTAAAGCATTAAAGTCAATGGCACAAGAGTTTGATTGTACTGTATTCTCACCCTACCAAACAGACGCCACTGGTGAAGCTCGTTTTGCAAAAGGTATTTTAGACGCGGCCGATGCTGCATA